AGAATAATAATAAATAATTACAGACTAGATCACTATACAATAAAAATATAAATATAAACAAAAAATACAAATTTATTTTTTGTTTATTGATTTTATTTATTTTCTTTGTTTTTGTATTTTATAGTGAGTTTATAATCTCTCATTTGTCCAGTGTTATATATCGCGTTTATAATGTCATTTTTATTACTTATCGTGTAACGTTTTACAGCTGTAAATAAACCCAGTTTGTTTTACTTAATATTGAATAGTAACCAAATTTAATAAATTCAATGATATAATATGCTATAGTCGGATACAAAGCTAATCCAATTACAATACCCCATAATTTTGTTTCTCTGTATCTCTTTTTCATTATTATGATTATTATCAGCGCAATAATTACATATTTATATAGCGAATTTAAAAAACTACTCCATCCACCAGCATATCCATTCTGCTCGTTTTCATAATACGTTTTCCTATCAGAAATTTCAATAGTGTGGATTTCACCTTCCACTGCTTTGCGTAATTTATCATTTTGTTTTCCCAATATTTCATATAAATCTTTTGTATGTTTTGCACTTTGTATCTGCGTTACAAATTGTCCATGTATTTTATTTAATTCAACAATCATTTCATCATGTTTTTCTATCATTTCACGTTTTATTTTTAAAGCAGTTTGCTCGTATCTCGCCAAATTTAAATCTACAGTAGGTGTAGATACCTGGTTTTGGGACTGAACGTATGAAGTTAGAAAACCAGTCGCTACATTTTCTGTATTTTTCATCATTTTGTTAAATTGACCTACGTTTATCATACTTGCTAAATTATCGGCTGTTACACAATTACCAGTTCCTGTATTTGCCATTTACTAATATACTAAAATACTAAAATATTTAAAACTTTGCATAATTATCACTATTACTGTCACTGCTATTATATCCGGATACTACACTATTATTTGTAAATACACCTACATTAAAATCAGATTTACGGAAAGAATTCTTTAAACATCTCTCTCCAACAAATCCTTCAGTTACGCATTGTTTGTTTGCCGAATCCCATTTTGTACCATTTGCATTACCGTCTGGACAACATGCTTCACCTGCACAAGATAATGTTAAATTTGCCTTTACCGGTTGATCATTTGGATTACCCAAGTCATTAGAATCTACAGCAGTTGGGTCAAATGGAAAATTGTATTCAGAAAAATTCATATTATCACGGCTGGCAATATCGAATACTTGTAATAGAACAACTACAATGGCCAAACCCAATATGATAGCAATCAAGATTAATGCTATATTGGATGATAAAATACCTCTTTTCATTAAAAGTCCTAAAATTAAAATAGGAATACAAAAATAAACAATAGTCTTCATTACTTTTGCTTGAGTATCATATTTATCACTATAATAATTGTTTATTTCAGCCATTCTTACTTTACCATACCTTGCGTCTTGTAAAGAATTCAAATTTCCCTGTACATTTTTCAATTCATGTTCAACTATTCCACCTACAGCCATTTCATTTACTAAACTATTTCTAGATATAGCTACATTGGATTGGGTTGTAGCATAATTGTTACTAACAGATGTATATAAACTAGTCTTTAATTGTTGCAACTCTTGAATTTTCTGCAAAATTTGATTCTGTTTATTTGCATTTGGATTTTGCTCGACACTCAACGCCTCTAAATCATTATACATACCTTGGATTTGACTATCTATTTGACTAATTGTCTTTAATGTTTGATCAGTAGAACCAGTCATATTATATATAGTATCATGAGAGATTATATATAATTTATATTAATAACAAATATTTACATTCACTATTATTAATTTAATTATTATTAATTTAATTATTATTGTTATTTATTTCATTATTTTCATAGTACCAGCAGTCGCACCCAATGCTAACATACTCCATAAAATATATTTTTGATTGTAGCTTAACATTTGAAGATTGGAATCTTCCTCTAGAGCGCCATTATGCTTCATTAATTTTGCCCCAGTACGTATTTCTTTGTATGTATGCTCATATGTATTTAATCTCTCTTTTAAAGTCTTGTATTCGTTTAATAAGCTCTTATTTAGTTTCACATCTTCTTTGCTTAGTTCCACAATTTTTTGATGAATTTGGTCTAAAATAGCCGTTAATTTACTATACTGATTTCTTATTTGCTTCTCATCTCTATCTGAAATAGTACCTAATCCACAAGTTGTACTCATATTCATAAACCCAGCATTTGTATAACCATTAACTTCACCTTGATGAGTGAATTCTACATTCTTTCCGCAACTATTGTTATTATTTACAGTTTTATTTCGAATATATAAATCACCACCTATAAACTGTCTCTTTCCTTTGGGCCACATATTCGCATTTTTTATCCAATAATTATTACCATTTACATGAAATCCTGCCGCACCAGGTGTATCAATACATTTTTGTTTTATCTCTTGTACGGTTAATCCTGAACCGGATGTAATATCATTTCCATAAGAATCGTATCCAGATAATAACTCAAATTCATCACCATATCCGGATATCATATTATTAGGATATTTCTTCTTTGTTAAATCATCTGTAATATAATACGTTTCACCTAAATTTGAATTATTCGCACCACTAGTTTCATAAGTAGCATACGCATTAAAACCTGGTATCCAATTGTATATCCATCTCCAACTCCACCATCTCCTTCTCACTCTCCTTCTAGTATGTCTTCCGCGTTTCTCCTTACCCATACGTCCTACACCAGGTACATTCGGACAATCATTCGCGTTTCTAGTTCTTCCACCACCTCCTATATAACAGGCACCTCTACCTCCACCATTGTTTTTTCCCATTTGAAATACATTTGAACCCATATCCTCTGCTCGTTTTGCACACGCGTTGATAGTTGTTGATCCTAAATCGCCTTGATATGACCCTGGAGCCTGAGAACATTGAACAAATCTTCTGTTTTTTGTTTCGCTTGGATTTGTTATATACATATTTTGTCCAGCTGTTCTACATGATTGATTTGATATAGTAGCAGACCCTCTGATTAATGAAGCACCTCCTGTCTTTACAATTTCTCCTTCAGGAGCATTTGCTATTGAATATGGTTCTCCAGCATCTGGTCCAATCGTAGGCGCGCTTCCCCAGTTCATTGGACATCCGTTTTTTCCCTGCATAGAATTCGCCATGGTAGGATTAGGCAAGTGTTTCCATACACCTCTATCTGTTACATATCCAATAGCACCGGTTGGGTCTCTCAAAAAAGTGTTTGCAAACTGATTATTATTACGATTGCTAGCGGATATATACCCCTGGGAATTTTCAGCGAGAATTTTAACTGACTGATTATATGCTTGTAATTGTCTATTGTAAATTAATTGTAACTTTTTCAATTCTTCAAAATCGTCCAGGTTTTTTTCTTCTACAGGTCCATCTTCCATAAGACCAGTCATTTTATTATTGAACCCTTCTATGCCTACAATTGTAGAGGATATATTATCACCTGATAAATTAAAACCATCTAAATTCTTTTGCTTTTTATTTACATTATCCGTTAATTCTATATTCTTTCTATTTTGTAGATAAAATATTCCATCTGAATTAGTTGTCATTAATATATTATTATAATAAAAAATTATATTAATCCGTGCGCCCTTTTTGTTTTGGGTTTATGTATATTTCATGTATAGTCTAATCGGTATCATCATTAAAATACATGTATTGGTGGTAGCAGTTTTGATATAAATTTCCAAGAACTTTCTCCATAATCTACAACTGTTTTATAGTAATATTTACCTATAATTAAAATCCAAATTGCTATAAATACATAAACTACCATTGAAATCTCATAACTTTCACGTGAATATACATAATACGACATATATATTGAGACCAGACCAAGTAATAACCACAGACTCAAAGTAGTATAACTAGATATTTGTCTTATATTACTATCCTCTTCTCCTGCTGCTTCATCAGGTTGTCTAAGTAATGTATCTATTTCGAATCTATCTGTTTCCATTTTCACCAATAACTTTTCCAACTCTTCGCTTTTTGACACGGTTTCGCCACTTAATAGGGTTTTCGTGTTATCTAATCCTTTCCTTGACTTTTGAATTTTTGTTATTAATTTTTTTATTTGAACTTGTAGTTTTTTCATCTCTTTTGCTATTTTTTCACCTTCATCACCTCCTAAAGCAGTTGTTCCATTCGGTGCTAAAGATGTTATTGTTTTCGACTGGTATCCTGAATTTATATTTTTACCCTTTATGCCTCCAAAACAAGACTTACTCCAGTCATTGCCGAAATCGGATGGATAATATACTACACTCGAAAAGGTTGCGGTATCGTCTTGTACTGCTTTTAATTTACAATCATTTAATGTATCTGATTTACCTAAGAATTTCCAATCGTCAGAGGTTTGAGTAGGAGATGAAATCATTCCCATTTGATAGTTTTCATTATTCAAATCTTTCCAATTACCACCTTGTTCAACTGGTTCATGTCTATAAATATCATTGCTTGTATTTGTTACATAATAATTCGCATTTTCTGGATCACCAGATACGTTATCTATATTATTGTATTGATCATCAGCTTTATACCAATCACGAGTTCCATCTCTATTGGTTGCATATATATTTCTGTTCATACCTACTGCCAATACTGTATCTGGGTTAGATGCATTTATCCAATAAAACTGCCAATCAGACGGATTTCCGAATCGAGTCCATTTTCCAGAACCATCTATATTCTTTCTCCAAGCATTTTTATTAGTATCTAGACCATATACATGAGTATTGCTACAACTTAATTGAACCATAGATGGAGTTACAGAAGTGGGGGGAGGTGTATTGCCACCAGTTTTCGAGTTCCACAATGCTCCTTTATTATCGCTTGGTCCGGACCCTTTATATACAACAAAATTTCCGTCGTCCTGCATAATAGCAAACGATTCGCCCTTGCCACTAGTTTTCGAGTTCCACGTAAACCCTTTATTATCGCTTGGTCCGGACCCTTTATATACAACAAAATTTCCATCAGACTGCATAATAGCAAACGATTCACCCTTGCCACTAGTTCCAGATGACCACAATGCTCCTTTATTATCGCTTGGTCCGGACCCTTTATATACAACCAGATTTCCGTCAGATTGCATAATAAGAAAAAACGCTTTATTATTGGACACGAGGTATTTATTAGAAGTCAAATATTCATTAGGTTTCAACAGGTTTTTAATACCAGGAGGAGTTGTATCACTACTACTATCCAAAATCCAATTACCATCACATGGTTGTTTACATCTATAAACATTATTGCTAGAATTAACTCCCCAAACCCACCCTCCTCCTTGAGAAATATTCGTTAATTTACCAGTAACTTGTTTCCAATCACTGCTATGATCTACGTTCATTTTAAAAATATTATCCGCCGCATTTACACCCCATACTTCTGATTCACCACCTTCTACTTGACTTAGATAACCTGGAATATTTATCCAGCTAGAATCATTACATGGCTTTTTACAAGTAAATATTTGATTACTGTTATTCACTCCCCACAACCAGTCTTTTCCAACAGCACTTATTTGTTTCAATTTACCATTTATTTGTTTCCAACCACCAGTAGAACGTTTTCTGTTATTATTTTTTGTTTGTAGTAATAAATCATATTGATTCTGAAGCGCCTTATATTGATTTAATTTCAGCTGTAATTGCTTACCCAAAATCCTAGCTTCTAATACACTTTCATATTTATCTGGATTATCTTGAATAATTTGTTCGGTAACTGACATTTATTATGTATATATATAATTTGTTAGAAATTAATATAAAGTATTTATTGATAAATACGTTATACTATATTTTTCTTATTTTTCTTATTTTTCTTATTTTTCTTATTTTTCTTATTTTTCTATATTTCTCTAATAATTTATACTAACATTACTCAACTTTTTATACAAATATATTAAAAACATTAATACAAATATGGCAATAATTACATACGTGATTCCAGTAACCTTTTCACCATTGTTTGTTGAGGCAGCAACAGTTAAACTTATGATAAAAATAACGATAAAAATCCATATGATATAACTGTAATAATTGGAATTCATTCTTATATTAGAATCTGACTCCTCTCCAACCATTTGCATCAACATACTATTACTACTAGTAATATCATTTCTATCACGTTCAGCTGTCTCGACGTATGATAATAATTGTTGGCGTTTTTGCATTAATTGTTGTTTTGTATTACTATCTTCTAAAGATAGTTTGTCGATTTCATCGGTTAATTGTATTGCCTGTTTTTTTAATGTTTCATTTAATTTTTGTAATCTCGCCCACAAATTTGGATTTACATCTAGTGATAAACACTCGTCTGAACTAGACATGGCACCTCCAGTGGGTATTAAATTATAATCGGTTGCACTTAACTCAATCGGTTCGATAGAGCAACCTTCGTTTTTGTTCTTGTTACTATACGGATGTTTGATTCCTTTGATATCCACCCACGCCTCTTCCTTTGTGTCTTTGTTTTTAATATTTTGACCTGCTATTTTACATGGTTGTCCTTGAACCATTGGTAAAGCTGATTTGAAATTACTCATTTTCCTATTATACGGCGTACTTGTTGATGGACATGAATCGTTATTTTTCTCCCACGCATTATCACTGTATTTATGTGTAAAACCGAAATTATTTACATAATAATTCTTTCCATCTACATCAGAGACAACTTTACCTAAATAATCCACTATTTTTTTACTCGACTGGCGTTTTGTTAATAAATCTTCGTTAAATTGTTTATATGTTTGAGCATATAATGCCAATGTTTGATTGAATTTATTTTCAATATTTTGCAAACCTTCCAACGATTTTTTATCTACATGTGATAAATTTGAACCTGCTAATCCTTCTTTTAATGTGCTACTCTGTATTAATTTTAAATGCGGAGACACTATTTCATCCATATCCTCGTTATATTGTAGAATATCTCTCCCTTGTTCTAAATTAAATGGTAACATATCATCTTGTTGAATATCAAACATTTTACTATAAATTACTGATAGAAAAATGTTTTATTGTATTTGTATTATTCAATTATAACGTTGGTTTCATTTCACTTGTTGCACTTTTTATTTTTTCATATAAATATATACCTGATTTCTCTAGAATACTCAATAGTAACACGATACCTAGTATCATCATTAATTCTCTAGAGGTTGGATATAATGAAATTCCTACTTTAATACATATAGCAAAACCAACTAATAAAATAAGAACAGTCTTTACTTGTAGTCGATACCAGTCTATTTCTTCATCATATAAACCAACTGATGTCAATGATGTCCTTTCTAATTTTGTTACTTGAATATTTAAGTTATCATTTTCCTTTTTTAATGACTCTATCTTCACGTTTAAGGTTGCCATTTCTGTTTGAGATGTCTGTATTGCCGAATCCATACTATTTTTCAAAATAAACCCATCCGATTGTATTTTGTTATTCACTGTATCTACGTGTAAAATTTCATCAGATAATTGTGTATTCGTAGGGTCTTGTAAATGTCTTATATAATTCGGTACAAATTTTTCTAAAATTAAAAAAAAACGATCGTTTAATTCTGTTATTGTGTTTTTCGTTTTTGTAAGCGTATCCATTATATACTACTAAGAATATTTTACTGTTCGTCTATTTTATTATGTTGTTATTTTGTTTGGCAACATACTCTGTAATAATCTGACGTAATAGCGGTTTTACTAGGACGAATTATTTTACATACTTGTCCAGGACGCATTCCAATTGCCTGGGCTACTGGATCGTATCTAGATATTTCAGGTAACTCTGATGTATTATTTATATTATAGCGTTTCTTTAATTCTACCACTTCTGTTTCACTCAATATCGTATGCTTAGGAACATAAACGTGTTCCAAAATGTTATATTGGAGTCTTTCTAAATTATAGATCATGATAAATAACCCTTCTTGCTCCCATATTTGTTTCAATATATTTAAAAGAGGCTCATGTGGTTCTTGTTTGATTACGATAATCAACGTATCGTCCTTTGATAATACTTGTTCTAAATTATACAAGTCGTCAATATAATCATTGATATTTTCTCTTCTTAATGTTTTTGCTAAATGGTATTTTACATAGACCTTTTTGGGCGATTCATTATTTTGAGAGGTCAGCATCATATCCAATTGCTTGTTATTATACATGACGTGTGTTTCATTTACACTACATTCTTCATAATCTTTTATATCATATCCTTGTCCAGACAATAATTTTAATAAATTATGTCTGGACTTAAATACTGTTGTGATAGTTCCACTTGACTGCGACATTCTTATTTATAATACAAAATTATATTTTTTTTTCAGTTCAATTTTATATTATAATCAACCTAGTTTGATCGTTTTTTTATCGCCTTCTTCTTTATCATTATCGTCCTTGTTTTCTTTTACTTCTTCTGCTTTTGTATTTATAATTAATTCAATACCATCATCACGTTTAGATGCTGTTTTATTCAACATATCTTCTATTTTATCTAATTCTGTTGTATCGCTTGTATCAATATTGATACCCTGAGCTCCACCACTCATACTATCATTCGATTCGGATGATGGAGGAGATGTTGGTGGTGGTGGTATAGTAGAAGTAGATGAGTTACTGTTGTATGATGCTGAGTCAGGAGCATATTGAGGAGACCCTGGCGAGTTTGGATTATATACTGGCGACCCAGGAGCATATTGAGGAGACCCTGGCGAGTTTGGATTATATACTGGCGACCCAGGAGCATATTGAGGAGACCCTGGCGAGTTTGGATTATATACTGGCGACCCAGGAGCATATTGAGGAGACCCTGGAGGATAATTCGGTGACCCAGGAGGAGGATAATTAGGACTACCAGGAGGTCCGTATAGTGGCGACGTCGATGATACTTGTTGCTCTCCAGGAGCATATGGTGGTGTTGTTGAAGAATAATGAGACGAAACAGAATTTCCTAGAGCAAATGATTTACCCTTCTCTTCACGACGTATAGCATCTAGTGCAATATTCCAATTGTTCGGCTCTTGCGTACTATTCAACTCTTCAATCATTACATTTGGATTAATAGGCGTTTTATCATTGTATAACAATGTACTAACATTCCAATCAGCTGGAAATCTATTTGGTAACTGACCACCATTTTCACCTACAAACCATATTTCCGTTGCATCTCCCTTATTATTTAGTATAACAGATTTATAAGCTTCTCCACGCTCTTCATCATAACTATAGTAAGACCATCCATATTCTTCAGGTTGTAGGGGAGTTTGTTCCTTAGGTTCTTCTACTGGTTCATTCAGTTTATCCGTGGGCTCGTCGCTCATTATCGTTCCATCATTCATATTCTCGCTTCTATTCTTAATCTCTCTAGTGATAGCCATTTTCAATTTGTTAGGGATATGATCACCTATAGTGTCATCATCATCATGTTGTAACTTTAATATGTTGGTTGAATAAGCCATACTTGTTAATTGATCGATATTGTCTTCCGTAATGAGTCGTAATTGAATATTCATGATTTGAAGCTCTTGTATTAATAATTTAAAAGCATATGGAATTCTCAAAATACTGAAATTTCTTCCATATTTCGACACATTCTCAATATTCAAATCCTTATCTACTGTTGTGTTGAATTTAATAGGACCATCAGCCATTGGACTTAAAAAAAGGTTCTGACTGTTGTTATATATAGCCACTGTTCCTGTATTATTACAAACTGCCATATAATATTCATCTCCTCTTGTAAGCATAGATTCTTGTAAAAACCCAGCGGCTCCGTGACCGATAACACCATCACGCTCCATTTCACCTATTCTCAGACCACCATCATTTGCTCTTCCACCCACTGTCTGACGTGTCAGCTGTTCCATTTTTCCTTTAGCACGAAAATTAATCTTATCTTTTACCATATGTTTCAATCTCATGTAATAAGTTGGACCAATAAATATGTTTGCTTGTAATTGCTCTCCAGTCATACCATTGTATAATAATTGATTACCTGTTGAATTATATCCATTCTGAGTTAATATTTTTCCAAACATTTCGTGTTTTGAACCTTTATTGACAAACGCAGTACAATCACCATAACCACCTGTATTTACACAGGCTTTTCCCATCAATGTTTCTACCAATTGTCCAATCGTCATTCTTGATGGTAATGCATGAGGATTTATAATTATATCAGGACGTATTCCATCGTCTGTAAATGGCATATCCTCCTCAGGAATCACTAGACCAACCGTTCCTTTTTGTCCGCAACGACTACAAAATTTGTCTCCAATCGCAGGAATTCTCTCTTCACGAATTCTCACTTTTGCTAATCGAAAACCCTCTTCGTCTTCTGTCATAAATGTTT